TAGCGTTGATATCAATTGGGAAATTCAAGTTGAAGTGTGGAATAGTTGCACCACCACTCAAAGCATTCAAGGCGGCAGCGACGGCTGACAAAGCTTCAAAAGCATAGTAAGCCAATGTATTGATTTCAGTCGAAAGCATATTAACCTGACTGATAACCCCGCTAACCAATGGAGCGGAGAACTGACCATTTACACCGAAACCTACAGCGGCCAACGCATTGACATTAATGTCAACCAAGGACTGTAATGAAATACCACCAGTGCCAATCGAAATTGCAGAGCCACCGGCACAAGCACCAGCCAACAAGTCATTCAAGTCATTTCCGCGAGAACTGATGGCCTTGACAGACATAGATTCAACACCCAAATTCTGAGTTGTACCATTACACATGTTGGTAATAGCAGTGACGGCAGGATTCATGTTACTACCATTCAAATACTGACCACCAGAATAGGTAGACCATGCACCAAAGCTCTTACCACTACCAGAGAATGCATAAGCGGCATTAGCATTTAGCTGTGGATCATATAGTTGTGGATTCTGACGCAATGTATCTGGATAATTGTAAGCAGAAGGATTCTTCAAGGTTCTGATCTGCCAGAAACCAAGTGATGGACCCCACTTATCGGTTTCTAGAGAAACATCACCAATAGCTGTTGGGTTGAATGCTGATTCAGCACCGCAAATAGCTACAGCAATTGTCAAAGCCTGACCACGGAAACCTGCGTTCCAAGCTACGCGAGCAGCCAAATCAGCACCAGTGAATCCAGTAATAGGAACCGTTGCAGGTAGATTATCACAAGAAACTGCTGGAACCTGAGATTCATCAGGGAATGGCTGGCTCTGTGGCGATGGTGAGTTAGTTGCAATCTGCATATCCTGACCCGAAGAAATGCTCAACGGACCATTTGTAGAAATTGTGCTACCTGTATCGCTTAGAGTTAGCTGTGAGTTTGGTGTCTTCAAGACGATGCCACCAGTACCACCGGAGTTACCACCAACAGACTGCATGGTCATACCACCCGATACGGACTTGAAGTTCATATCACCCTGTGAACCCATGTTCAAAGAGCCATAATACGAATAAATCTGAACATCACCCTGTGAAGCAAATGTTGCACTGGTAATACCCAAAATGTTAATGTTACCAGTTACAAGAAGATTCAAGTCGCCGGTTACAGTTAGGTTGTAGTTACCAGCATTTGTGATAACGTCAATCTCACCCTGAACCTGTGTCTTCGATGTGCCACCAACTGACAAGCAATGATTTCTACCAATTTCAAAAATAGTGTCTTCAACCGATAGATGACGGTAGGTCTTCGACGTAACCATATGGATATCATCGGTAGCTTGAAAACGAATCTGACCCGGAGGTGGAGCTTCAGACAGTTCTTCAAATGTGTTGGCACCGCCAGCATTAATATAAACACCTTCTTCACCCTGAATACGAACAGTCTTTTTGGAGAATAGGTTTAAATCCAAATCAGAAGCCAACGAAATACGACGAGTCGAATAAGCATCAATATTGCCAGCCGAATCCATTTCCATCCAAGCATTACCAGTATTGGTACGGATATAGATACGACTATTGGTGTCATCCAATAGAACCATGTGACCCGTTGAGGATTTTAATTTAGTTCGGTTATTGAATAGACGGTCGTCCATAATCAGCGAAGCAAAACCCGGCGAAGTCCATGACATAACGCGAGGGGACTTGAATGGTAAGCCACCGAAACCAGACCAATCGTAACCGTGTGAACCTACAATTCCTTTATTGAAAGCAAACTGTTGTGCAGCCGAAATATCATCATGCTGCTGATCTAGATAGGTGGTCTTATCTGGTGTAGGATTTTCACTTACACTCTTGTCAACTGCGGAGCCAGTATATTCAGCTTCACGCGATTGCCATTCTGGCGACGATGATTTTCCACCGAAAGCCTGTTGTGCATTAGAATATTGAGGTTCAATAGGTGATCCTGCCGAAGTCAAAGGACCATCAGCCTTGCCACCACTTCCCCAATTGTAACGTCCTGTACCAAGGGTATGAGTTTCCTGCTGATCGTAGACAGCACCAATCCAGAATGGACGACGCAAGTCACCATCGATACAACCTACTAGAACGTTTGCGCCAAGTTCAGGAATACAGAATTGACCATAAGCTACAGCACCGGTTGATGTATGACCATCACCACGTTCATATTGTGAGTTATTGATTACACCACCGAATGGTGTAACATAGACACACCACGGAAGCTGATTTAATTTACTAGGATCATGGCTTAGCGTAGGACAAAAGACACGCAAACGACCCATCTGTAATGGATCGTCATTGTCTACAACCACACCCATCGTAAGTGCTGTACCTACGTGGAAGAAGTCGCCTTTATTGTCGGTGGAATATCTCTTATCAAGAATTTCCAATAGTTGATCTTGATTTAAACTCATATTAGGTTGTATCGTCCGTTCTGTATAGTTCTAGCTGTTGTACGAATACGGAGCCAGCCATAGTTGTTTTGATGCGTCCTAGATGGTAATAACCATCATAGTAGTATTCTTTTGGTGTATCCTTATCTAGCTTCAAACCAATTCTGGCCGAAGGCTTGATGAAAATGTTTACCTTTGCATACATTGGATAATATTCAGGAAACTTATAGTAGTTTGCGCTATCATCATCTTCATCCACAACTTTCTGTGGGTTTCTGAAGATATCAGATAGTAGTAATGGATTACCCTGAATAGTTACATAAAGTTTGGAAGTCTGTGCCAAGTTGGTCTTTACCAAGTTGTCAATCGAGACAGGGCCATTTGGTCTTTCTAAACCGAAATTCTTTGGATTTGCCATGCCGCGAACACCGGAGAATGAAGTATTGAAGAATCCAGTGGTTGGACTTCTTTCCAACATAATCTGTTCACGGTTACCTAGAACAGCACGGTTGTCAGTACTGTTGTTAGGTTGGCTCATAATGCCAAGTTCCGAGTCAGAGAATAGAGACATAGACAAATTGATAATGTCACGATCCTTACCATCTCTCTGATAATAGAATGATAGAGGTGCCTTGCTACCTTCACCCGGACCTGTGTCTGTCGTGCCATCATTCAATGGAACAATGTATCGTTTAATATGAATATCAAACTGATACTTTTCATCACATGTCTTCAAGCATGAAATATTACATTTATAGCTCTTTTGTGCCTTGTCACCAGCAATAGCATCTTCACCTACCTGATTCGATAGTTTCATTAGGTTATTGACGGTTTTGGTTAGAATCTTACCCGGCTTAACTTGGAAGACCTTAATACCAGCCGCAACCTGAGACTGTTCAGGCTGTTCAAAGTGAATGTTACGATTATTAATTACGTAATCATTATATACCGAATCAAGACGAACATTGTAATCAATTGGAAGAACACCATCACTCTTAATCTGTTCATTTGGGGCCAATGGCTTTACATAACCCTGATTGATGGTACTCAAGAAATCAGATAGCTTCATAGCTGGTGGTGTCTTTTGCGACTTCAAAGCAGCTTCAAAACCTTCCATGATATCCTGAATAGTCATCATAGTTCTGTCAGCAGTCAATCGATCCTGACGATATTGCTGTAGATATTTGTTTCTGGTAGCAACGTCTAAGTTTCTAGCCTGTGCTGGACCCGGAATAGTATTTTGAACTGGACCCGGTTGGTCACCCGTTGGAGGTGGCTCACCACCAAATACAGCAGCTTCAGCAGCACGGCGATTTACTAAGCCTTGGTTAACTTGTCCACCGGAGTAGCAATACAGCGAAAAATCACTTTGTGCTCCATTGTAATCAGGCGTGTTAAGCGTAGACAATAATTTTTTATAACCACCGGCACCCAAGTTGTAAGTCAAACTACAAAGAGCATCGAACTTACCCTGATCCAATAAAACGGATACGTTTTTACGAACTGCGGCTTGTGCCCATTGCATGTCATCAAGCAAGAAAGCATCAGCTTGTGCTTGGTTGATTGTCTGTCCTTGAGTTACACCCTTTCGGTGACCATAACCAATAGCCCAAGCATTTACGTCCCAATAAGCCGTCAAAGCCAGACCTTCGAATTCCTTTACCAAATTCAAACCACCTTGACTGATGGAGAATGTGGAGGCAGGAGCATCACCGGTCGCTGTAGGCGTTGGTGTAACTGACGTTACAGGAGTAGGGGTAACCGTAGGGGTTACAGTTAGAGTGGCCGTAGCGGTCGGCGTAGGCGTTGGTACAAATGGATTTGCAGCTATGTTCGAACCCGGAGAACCACTATCACGATGTGTAATGGTTAATTGGAACATTTTTGAATAGTTAGGCAATAGTGAATATGTATTGTAGTCAGCTACGTACATAATCGTATAGAAATTGTGTGCTTTGTCTTTTGTATTATAATCGTGTGTTAGATTATACATGTGAAAGATCAAAGGCTTAATCGGTACAATGTCGGTCTTTTCATCCCATGTCGTACCGATGATATATGTCTTCAATGCAAAAATAATGTGCGTTTCAGCAATGCCAAGCTTCTTGGCTACATCATCGCGCATGAAATTTTGAAAAATACCACCTACAGGGTCAACAATGGTGATTGAACCTGTCATCGAAGATGTGGAATGGTCAAAATATGAGTGGAATGTAAATTCATTTTCATGACCGTAAATGATGTATTGATTATCTACGAATTCATTTACAACAACGACACCCTGCTTACCACAACCGGTTCCCGTAATTACATTACCACATTCACCTACAGTATAGTCGATTTTAGTGTTAATGGCATCACTGGTGTTCGAAAAAGCGACAAGAATATTCTTTACAGTGTATGTTCTGTAATTAAGAATAGGATTCTGTGGTGGAGTAACATTATTGGTTGCTGTATTGGTTGCCATATTAATCGTTAGTTAAATTATACATTGCACGGTCATAAGACGGTAAGGTCAAGATGACCCCAACTCCTAGTTCTTCATTAACATCAACGATGTTGTTGTATTCAAGAACCAACCAGTCGTAATCGTCTCTACCATACAATTTATAAGAGATTTTGTCGGCACGAAAAGCATAGTCGGCAGTAATGATGAACTGAACGTCAGTTACATCATCGCGAGGTATTTCTCGTTTTTCCCACCAACCCAAGAAGTTACCGACCACATCGGTTGTACCACCTTGGACCATTCTGCAATTCTTATTGTCAAGAGAACTTTTATTTTGATATAAAACGAATGCCATATTCTATTACCATTGATCCAATGTGCCTTGCTTGAACTGTTCATAATCGAACGTTTTCAAGTCATTCCAGCTTCTTACTTCCTTCAAACTTAGTGAAACGTTCTGGATGATAGGAACCCAAACGTTTGCTTTTGCTGCTGTAGTGGTTTGAATGTAATCAACATCTGATGGGTATTCGATAGAGATATTGTTAACCATGCATGGAATACCTTTAAGAACGTCACCATAAGCAAATAGACGCAAAGTTTCGGGTTCAGCCTGTCCAATACCGCCACCAGCTTGAATGGTTGGTTCTCTCCATGCCTTTAGAATGTTAATGTAATTCTGGTTTGTTGCTGCTTCTGCCGCAGTACGAGAAACGAACTTAGCATTTAATGTAAAAGTTCTTGATGGAGAACCCATGTAGATAACAATGGATGCAGCGGCACGAATGTCACCGATATCAATAAGAACTGTACCACCAGATTCAGTCATGTCAGGTGTAGCTTCAAATACTACGACCGAAAGGGACGAGTCCAGATTTTGAGCCGTACCGCCAAGCTGGGAAGTTAAAGCTCTTGCACCGGGACCAGTTCTACCTACCAATGCGACCTTCTGTCGATTGTTGTTTGTATTCAATGCATTAGCTCTGACATTATAATCGTCAGCACTTGTCGTGTTGGCATTGTTCGCTGTTTGGGTTGCTACAGCATTAGCATTCTGTGCGACGTTGAATGCCTTCGTAGTGGTATCAAAGGCAGCATATGGGTTATTAGCCAAAAGTGTGCCACCACCCAATGACGAACCGGGTTGCGCGGCAGAGTTTACAAAAATCGACTGACTGTCGGTATTTGGTTTTGGTTGAGCGATGGCGTTATTACCATCGGATGAACTTACTTGTCCTGAACCAGCCATGATTATCTCTCAAAAATTCTAAAATATTTATCGAAAGTTCAAAAAACTCAATTTTCGAATTTTTTGGCAGTTGCTAAATATTTTCAACAAAAACAGAGATTTTTATGACCGAAGAAACAAAGATTAATCCCCTTATCGTCAAGATGAACAAGTCTAATGCCATGCCGGGT